TTAGAACCGGCCGAAGTTAGGATTGGCCTGGCGCTGCTTGGTTACGTAATCGGGCTTCTGCTTGGCGGCGCGCTCGGCGGCGAGGCGTTCCTGCTCGGCCTTCTCGGCTGCTTCCTTGTCGGCCTGGGCCTTCTCGGCTGCTCGCTTCTCGGCCAGGGCCTCCTTTTTGGCGCGCAGGCGTTCCTCCCTGAGCTGCCGGATCATGGCCTTCTCTGCGGCCTCCTTTTCGGCCCGCTTCTGGTCTGCGCGCTCGCGGATCTTTCGGGCCTTCTCACGGCTTTTTTCATCCTCAAGCCAGGCGCGATGGTGGGCCGCGGTGATCTTTTCGCTCCATTCCAGCGGCGTGAAGACGTCCCAACTGAAGATTAAGCCGCGCGCCTCGGCCGCCTTCTCACGGTCGCCGATCAGCTCATTCAGCTTCTTCCGGTCGAGCTCGGGCCAGGGATCATTCGGCACAAGGGCGCGCAAGGCGCCCATGTAGAACTCGTGCCAGAAGTCGATCACGAGTGGGGCAAGGCCGGGGTTCTGCACTTTCTGCGGCGCCGCGAGCTCGTGAATGAGATCCTCGACGGTGACGGGCTGCACGCCGGCGGCTAAATTCTGGTTCCACTTCCTCACCGCCTGCTCGGCGAGGGCCTGAAGGTCGAGGCCGGTGGCGAGCTTCTTCTTGAGGCGCTCGCGGTGGCGGCGTTGCTTCTCGGCGTTGGTGAGGGCCATGGCGAGGAAAAGAAACCTAGAGGGTTGGGGATTGGTTATGTAACTGTCCGGTTACGTAACTTCTGAGGGAGCTAGTGTCTGAGTTATGGCTTGGTTACGTAACCGTCAAGGGCCAGGCTGTAAACTTCTCGCGGAGTGGCCGGCGGTGCCCGCCCTCTCAACCTTCTGCGTTTAGAAGCGGTGATGTTGCCAGGCTCAGAACGGGAGGCGGTCCATGTCCATGACGCCGAACTTCTTGGTCATCACCTGGCCGAGTTTCTTCGCCCCGCCTGTCGCGCTGTAAGCTAAGCCGTCCCTAACAGAACAGCTCATTCCATTTCTGGTGCAACCAAGACTGAAACCAGCATACTTTCCTTTTCCAGAAATCATGACCTGATCAGTTATTCCACCTGTGAAAGGTATGTAGAATTGGAACACAGAAAGGTCAGGAAAAATGATGGTCGCTCCGTCCCTGTCCATATTGCTTTCTTGGGCAGGAAAATCTCTGACGAGTGCAGCTCGTCGCTCGTTTTCTGGTAGAGACAAGTAGGAACTAACAAATCTGTCCGCGAGCATTTTCAGACGAACAGCGTCGTCGTTGACTTCTTTGCCGATCAAAAACCCGAACATTCCCTATCCCATATACATCTGAACGAGCTGCATTCGCCTCTTCGAGCGATACCACCAGCCGCCGTTGTTGGCTAAGCAATCCAGCCGGGCAAGAATTTCGATGGCGATGTCGGCGGCCTTGCTTTCCTCGGCCGTGAGTAGTCGGCTGGACATGATGCCGGTGAGGTTGAGGAGGCGCTCTTCGGCCTGCTGCCTGAGTTCCTGACGCTGCTGCGCATCTGCCGCGTCCACCAAGTCTTGGACTCGCTGCTGTTCGGCTGCTGACGCTGGCATTGAGCACCTCCCCTTTGTTGCAGAAATTAGCGTGATCTTTGCGGGCGAGGTCAAGAAGGTCGCGGTTGATGAAGGTGATCTTGTGGGTGCCGAGCGTGGAACAGGTTTCGTCGAAGGCTTTGGCGAGGTAGGCACCAAGCCCAAGGCCGTCGGTGATCTCTCTGAAGACGCATTGCCCTGAGCCGAAGCGGCCCTTGATGAGGCCGCCGGCGTTTCTGAGCGCCATGGCGAGCTTTTCGCGACTTTCGGGCGTGTCTTCGTCGAGGATCATCACGCCATGGACGTGGAGGCGGTTGGCGAGCTCGAACTGAAAGGCAAAGGGAAGCACGCGGCCGAAGGTGCGCTTGAGCTGGTATTGGACACGGCGGCGCAGAAGGTCGGCCGGATCGTTGGAAGCCAGGAGCGCGGCGGCGATTTTTTTGGACAGGTGAAGGGTGACGAAGAGGCCGTTGCGGTTTCCAGCGGCTTCGTAGGCAACGGCGTTGATCTCATGTCGCCATAGCTTGCGCCACGGGAGGGAGAAGGGATCACGCATGGCGTCGAGGGCCGACTTGATGAAGAGGCGGCGGTCGCGTTGGTTTCTGGTGGCGGTTGAGTGATGGAAGGGAACAGGCGAAGGGGTAGAGGGGACACGTGAAGGGGTAGAAGGGAGAAGCGTTTCCCCTACTACTAGACAATCTTCCACGGCGACCGGCGCAAAGCCCTGGGTTTCCTGGGGTTGCGGGGTGTTTCGGGTGGGGGCAGATTTACCAATTTTGCACGGTCGGCCGGTGGCCAGCTCGCCGGCGAGATAGGCGTCGAGAACCTCTTCGGGGAGGGCGAGGCGTTCCTCATGCGTGAGGGCTTCCACGGCCGCTTCGGTCCACTGATCGGGCTGGTCGGCGGGCTCGTGCTTGGGCTCGTCGATCGGCGCCATGGCCGCCGGCTTGTCGAGCACATAGGCGTCGAAGTAGGCGTCGAACGCGTCGCCCTCGTCGGCCAGGAGGCCGAGAAGCTCGGGCGTAGAAAGTGCCGCCACGGGGGCTGTGGACTCTTGAGCGCCGGGCGTGGCGGTGCTATATTCGAGTGGCATTGAACTTCCTATTGGGCCGGCCAGCGTTGACGCGCTGCCGGCCTTTTTCTTGTGGGCGGGTTATAGCGGCTTAGGCCGCGGCTTTCCGAAGGATTGCGGCGAGATCCTCGGCCACGTTGAAGGCCGCGGTGGCGCTGGCGCCGGTGTCGAGGTCGATCAGCTTCACGCCGCGGCCTTGCCGATGGAGCTCAAGGCGGGCGTTCCAATCCTGGCGGCCACGGGCTGAGCCGCCGCGGTGGGACAGCTCTTCGAGCGACTTTGCCACGCCGAGCGCCACGTCGATCGGCCAGCGCTTCGTCAGGCCGGCTTCGGGGTTGGCGAACATAATGTTGTCGCCGTGGCGCTCGACGTTCCAGCCGGGAAGCTCGTCGGGGAGCCGGCCGGCGCGAATGGCATCATTGAGGAAATCGGCGATCGTGTCGGACAGGCTTTTGCCGTCGAGATCGGCCAGGCGCCGGAGTTGGGCGAAACGCTCGGGCGCGAGCGCGACGGTAAAGCGGGACATGCGGGGAGAACCTTGTTTGTGTGGTTGTCCCTATAAGGTAGCACTAGTGTGATAGGCATTCAAGGGAGGCGGCGTCTTCGTAATGATCGCCGCCTCGCCCGATGGTTCTCAGCGGTTTCGGTTCAATAAATTACCGGGTCGAGTTTGCCGTCTTAGCTCAGATGCAACGATGCCGCGCACGGTGTTCTCGACAGCGGCGGCGGTGCGCTTGGCCGCGTCCTCGTTGGCTCGGGCGTCACCACCTTGGGCCGCTTGGACGTTGGTCGTGATGTTCACGACGGGCGCCGTCGAGCCGCCCATGGAAGCCAAGGGCGCCTTGCCGCCGTTCACCAATCCGCCATTGGCGAAGGCCGGGATCTTGTCTTCGTTGATCGCTGCCAAGAGCGCCGCGTGCTTCCTGGTGGCCTTGGCGTTGATCACGAACTCGCCATCGGACAGCATGGCGGGGATCGAGTCGGACGTGCCGGTGCCAGGGCCGCGGATCATGCCGCCCGTCGCCGCCTCGACCACGCCGCCGGTGCTCATGCCGAAGAGACTGCCAAACAGGCCGCCGCCGGTCATGCCGAACAGGCTTGCGAGCGGACCCTCGCCGAGAAGCATCGCTTGCAAAGCCGCGTCGAGAAGGGTCTGCACGAGGCGTTGCACGGCTTGTTCGGCTGACATGCTGCCGGTGAGAATGCCCGACAGGAGGCCGGTGAGTTGCTGGCCGATCCATTGCTGGCCTTCGGCGAGCTGCTGTTGCCGATCGACGGCGCCGGCGAGCGCCTGGTCGGCCAGGGCCATGCCTTCGGCCAGGGTTGAGATCTCCTGGCGCTGGCGGGCTGTTAGTTCGATGCCCTGGCTTTGGGCCTCGTTGAGGAGCTGGTGCTCGTAGCGCAGTTTGGCCGCGGCAAAGCTCGTCAGGCCGAGCGCCTGTTGCTCCATCTGCTGTCCGGCGACGTGTTGCTGGCCGCGATCGGTGATCTCCTTGTAGGTGTTCTTGAGCTCTTCGAGCTTCTGGCGCTTCTCGACCACGCCGCGATCGGCCGCCGGCAGGGCCAGCGAGGTCGTGTCGAAGGCTTGACGGATCGTGCCATCGTCGACGCGGCGCAAGCCTTCCCATTCGTTTCTGAGGGCCGCGGGATCGTTGCCGCGGCGCCTGACGAGCTGTTGGGCCAGGCGGTCCTGCATGTCGGCGTCGAACATTTCGTTGCCCGACAGGCCGAGCTCGGCGCGCAGGCCGCGAAGCGTCTTGCGGACGATCTGGTAGCGCCCGGCGGCCGAAGAGTTGAACGTGTTCTTGGGATGCTCGAGCATCTGCCCTTGCATGGCGTCGATCTCGTCGAGCGTCATGTTGACGAGGTTCTTGGGGCCGCCGGTGAACGCGCCATAGCCGAGCGTCTCGTTGTAGCCTCGGCCTTTGTCGGTGCCTTCGGCATAGCCGATCAGGTCGAGGATGCCCTTGCCGCCGGCTTCCCGTGCGCCCTTGGTGGAGAGGGCTTTGAGCGCCTGGTCGCGAAGGCGGGTTGCCTCGATCGTGTCGCCGATGCTGGTCGCCTTGGCGAGCGCGGCCTTGTAAGCCTGGTCGATCCTCGTGCGGGCGTCGAGCTCGCTTAGGGCGTCGGTGAGCTCGGGGATCTCGCCCTTCAACGCGCGAATGGCGTCGGCGTAGGTTTTGATGCCACGGGCGCCGCGTGCGGCCGAGCTTTCGGTGTCTTCGAGCTCGGTGTTGAGATCCTCGACGGCCGGGGCCGCTTCCTCGGTGGCGGCCTTGGACTCTTCGCTGCGCTCGTTGAGAATTTTGAGAATGCGCGCTTCGGCTTCGGCGAGCTTGCGCATTTCCTCCTCAAGCGCGGCGATGATTGTGGAGTTGTCGACCGAGCCTTCGAGGAACGACGGCGCCGGCGCGGCCTTGAGCTCGCCGATCTCCTTCTCGATCTCCAGGCGGCGGTGGCCGAGCTCGGCCAGTCGGCGATCGAGCGATCGGTTGGACTGCTGCTCGTAGTCGCGCCACAGGTCGAGGAACAAGCGCAGTTCGCGCGCCATGCCGGCGATCAGCTTGGCGGTTGAGACGAGAACCGGCGCCAGGTCGACGAGCGCTTGCGTGAACTGGGCGTCGATCACTTTTTGCGCGACGGCCAGCTCGTCGCCGAGCCGTTCGGCCTGGGCCACGAGCTCGCGATCGAACACGATGCCAAGCTTGCGCGCTTCGGCGGCCATGGCGTCGAGGGAGGCCGAGCCGCCCTTGAACACTTCCACCAGGCGCACGCCTTGATCGCCGAACAGGGCGGTGGCGAGCGCGGCTTTGCGGGAGGCGCCTTCGGCACGGTCGATCGCGTCGGCGGCGATGCGCACGCGCTCGGCCTGGCTTTTGGCGCTGGTGATGCTCTTGAGAAGCTCGGGATTGAGCGCCTTGAGGGTCGAAACGAGCTTGCCCTTGCCGACAGCGGCCAGGCCGGCGTTCTTGTTGAGGGTCTGGAGCGCCTTGGCGAAGTCGTCAGCCGCCACGCCGCCGAGCTCGGCCGCGTGGGCGAACTCCTGATAGGTTTCGGCGTCGAGGCCGCTCGCCTTGGCCGCCTTGGCGACTTTGTCGAGGTCGGCCAGGGCGTCTTTTGTGCCTTTGAGAACCGGCTGAAGGGAGAGAAGCGAGGCAACGCCAGCCGCCGCGCCGGCCGCCAGGCCGATGCCGAAGCTTTTCATCTGGCCGCCAACACGAGAGGCCGCCACGGCAAGGGATTGCTCCATGCGGTTGCCGGCCTCTTTGGCGCGGCGTTCCATCTTGGTGAAGCCCTGGTCGGTCGTTCGGGCGGCCTTGGCCATTTCTTTTTCGTATTTGGCGAACCGGGCTTCCAAACTGATCAAAAGCCGCTCTTCGTTGGTGGACATGGATGTTCCTTTCTAGATCACGAGAGATGAAGCCGGGGCGAGGGTGCCGGCGGCGTAAGATGAGAGAGCAGAGCCGCCCAAATGTGCGCGGCCGACGGCCATGGCCTTCGCCATGGCGCCATCGATCCGGCCGGTGCTCTTGCGCTTGGTGAAAGACTTGTTTTCGAGGCGGTCGATCTCGACGGCCACGTTTGAGAAGTTCCAGCGCAACACGGGGTTGGGCTCGTGCTGGAGCTCTTGGGCGACGATGGCGCGCTCTAGCTCGCGCACGGCCGGCCCCATGGTGACGGAGCCTTGTCTCATTTCGACGGCCGGAATGCCTTCGTCGCACAGGCGCATGATCGTCGGGCGGGCGGCCCAAGGGTCGAACGCCACTTCCACGACGTTGAACTCGGCGCACAGCTCGCGCACGCGGTTCTCGATCGCGCCGTAGTCGATCGCTGAGCCGGGCGTCGGTTCGATATGGCCCTGGTCGGCCCATAGGACGTATGGCACGCCGTCGCGTGCCGAGCGCTCGCGAAGCTGCTCGCCAGGGCAAAAGAAGAAGCTTTTGGCTAGGTAGCGGCCGGCCTCGGTGCGCCAGCAAATGACGATCGAGCTCAAGTCGGTCGTGCTGGAGAGATCGACGCCGATATAGGCCGGAAGGTGCCTGACTTCGTCCAGGTCGATCGGGCCGGCGCACTGGTCGAAGAGATCCATCTCGACAAAAGGCGAGTGCGAAATGTCGAGCCATTGGTTGAGATGGAGCTGGCGGAAGGAGTCGCGTTCGCCTGGTCGGCGCTCGGCCTGCTTGGCAAGCTTTCTGAGGCCGGACAGCGACGGATAGCCATGGCGCAGGCCGGGGTTCACGCGGTGCCATAGGGCTTCGTCCTGCCAATCGTCTTTCGGATCGGACTCGAAGAGCACGGGCAGGATCGAGGGATCGTCAACTTCGCCGCGCGCCACCTTGCGCGCGTCCTCGACGATCTCATGGGCGAGGTTTTCGGTTCCTCGGCCGGCCGTGGTCGCCACCACCATGAGCGAGCCGTCGGACTTGGCGAGGCCGGTCTGAATGGCTTCCCACAGGTCGCGGTTTTTCCAGATATGGAGCTCATCGACGAGCACGAAATTCGGCGTGCGGCCATGCTGGCGGGCGCCGTCGGCGCTGATCGTCTGGAGGCGTGTTCCGTCCTTCTTGTAGGTGATCGACTTTGTCGAGTTGACGGCGTCACTCACCTTCACGGCCGCGGTGAGCCGCTTGTCGGCGTGGATGATCGAGAGCGCTTCCCGAAAGCCGATCGATGCCTGGTTGCGATCGCTTGCTGCGAACAGGGCCTCGCCGCCAGGGCATCTTTCTGGACCTATGGAGCAGAGCAGACTAAGCGCTGCCGCCAATGAAGATTTCCGAGAACCTCTCGGTAGGACCATCACGACGGTCGAAATGATGCGCGTTCCATCGGCGTGCCTTGGACCGAACACGGCGCGGACCACCTTTTCCTGCCAAGGGTCGAGCTGAAAGGCGCGGCGGGGAAGTTTCGACTTGGGATGCTTCAAGAGGCGCAGGAAACGCACGGCGCGCTCGCCATGGCCCAAAGGGTCAGCCGGTTCGAAGGTCGGGTCGTAAATCCAAGTCGGGAAGGTGCTGGCCATCACACGTCAAGCGGCGACGGCTCGTCGTCACTGGCGCCAACGATGGCGGCACGGGAGCGGGAATAGGGCGTGAGGCCGAGCTCGCCGGCCGCTCGAAGCTGGAGTTGCGAGGACTCTTTCAGAACGCCATAGGCCGGGTGACGCTTGCCGTTGATCACTAGGCCGTCGCGATCGATCTCGCGTTGCGCCATCTTCACCAAGGCGAAATGCACGACGTAGGTGCGCAGCACGCCAAGGTCGGCCACGGTGAGCACGTCGCGCTCGGCGGTCAAAATCGGGGCAACCCGCTTCCACTCGGCGCGGGCGTCCTTGTTGAGGTCGCTCGGCGCCGGCGGCGTGCGCTCAATGCGCGACGTGCCGGGAACGATGGTCGAGGGATTCAGGCCACGCATTAGGAGCGGACCCTTTCGCAACGTAGCTCAAGCCCTTGCCGGCGGCCGATCTCTTTCACTTCGACGAGGTTGTGCGCCTGGCCGTTGAACAGGACGCGATCGGTGAGCAGAAGATCGACGCCGGGAATGAAGCGCAGGCGGAAGATGATGGCGGCGCGCTCGGCCTCGCCGTGCTCGCGCAAGAACTCCGTCGACGATTGCTGGAGCACTTCGGCGCGCACGGTCGCGAGCGTTGCCCATGTCCCCGAGACGGTGCCGGCCGGTGAAATCGTTTCGGTTTGGCGCTGGATTTGAAGGCGCCGATCGAGGCGGCCAGACTTCACGACACGAGCTCCAGCACGAGCGCCTCGACGGTGACGATCGCATGGCCGACTTCGGCAGGGTCGCGCATAAAGCGGGTCGAAGCGACTTGCCAATCGACGATTTGCAGGCCGTCGATCGAGGGCTTGTTCTTGAGCGCCAGGCGCACGGCATGGGCGACGGTTTTGGCTTCTTCGAGGCCGCTTTCCTTCGTCCACACATGGAGGTCGAACACGACGCGGACATGGGCGCGCGTGAAGGTGGCGGCCTCGATCATGGTTTGGGCGGTGCCGAGCACGATCGCGGGGAACTGTTCGGGTCGGGCGTGGCGGTCGACGATGTGGGCGGGCTGCACCAGTGCCGTAACCATCGGTGCCGTAACCAGGCGGGTGCGCGTGTTGATTTGCAGGGCGAGCGTCGGTTCCATCACGCGCCCTTCCATGCGTCGCGGACGGCCTTCTTGGCGGTCCGGTTGATCCGGCCAATGATCCGCTTCCGAAGCAGGCGATAGGCCGGCCAGAAGAAGGGCTGCGCTTCGGCGTGGGCCGTGCCGTATTCGACGAGATGGGGGTATCTCGTGAGATCGTCGCCGACGGTCACGAGCGCTTCGTTTTCGCCGGCCACGCGGGAGCCGCCGGGCTGCGAATAGGCGGGCGTTTGCTGGCCGGGGCCGGTCACGGCGATGGAGGCAATAAGGTTGCCGGTGTCGCGCGACTGTTCGGCGAAGCGGCGCTGGAGATCGGCGAGCTCGTGCGCGGATTCGAGCAGCGCCGGGAGCACCTTTTCGCGGGGCGTCACGGCCGCCTTGCGCATCTTCCGAAGCACGCGGGAAAGGTTCGGGTCTTTCGCCACGGTCAGAAGCACCAACTGCGCAGGGGCTGGAGCAGCTCCAGCACGCCGAGCGGCACGTCGCCGTCTTCGCGGTTCTCATAGAGGGAAGCCGCGAACCGAAGCACGGCCTCGTCATAGGCCGGCGACAGGGGCGCGTCGGGGTTGGCGACGTATGCATAGGTCCAGGCCTGAGCGGCGGCGATCTTCTTCGTGAGAAGGTCATCGTCTTCGGCGTGGTCGAGGTTGAGGTGTGCTTTCAGGTCGGCGACGGTGATCATGGGGAGGCCTCAAAAGTTTTATTGCCTTGATCGCGCGTGACGCTCCCGCGCCGGTCCCTAGGTGCTTGGCTGAGCTTGGACCTACCCCGGGGGCGGGTGTCGATGGGCGTGCCGATCGCCTCGGCGACGGTCATGCCGTTGTTGAGGCGCTTGTGGAGGGTGTTGAGCCTGACGCCGAGACGGTCGGCCCATTCGGCCAAGGTGAGGTTGAGGCCGGCGTGCGCGTAGCGTTGGGCTTGGCGGCGTCCGCTCTTGGCGATGGCAGGCGTCGTGAGGGCGCGCTCGATCGGCCAGGTTGCGAGGCGAAGCTTCAAGGCGGCTCTTGAGACGCCGAGAAAGGCGGCCCATTCCTGAAAGCTACGGGTGACGCCTTGGAAGGTGATCTGCGTGCGGTTTCGGTTGGCGCGGCGCTCGGGCTGGATTGCTTGGGCGATCGGCACGCCTTCGGCCAGGCGCTTGCGAAGGGTCGTGCGGTTGATGTTGGCGTGCTTGGCCCACTCGGTGATCGTGAGATTGAGGCCGGCGTGCTCGAAGCGTTGGACGTGGGGCGACAGGCGCGCGCCGGGCTTCACCTTCATGGGCGTGGTGATGGCACGGGCGACAGTCCAGCCGTCGCGAAGGCGGCGCGTGATCAGCTCGGGGGGAATGCCATAGTCGAGCGCCCATTCGGTGATCGGTTGCGTGATGCCATCGAAGGTGAGGGTGTGGTCGCGGGTCATGGGCTAGAGCTCAAAGGATTGCCGGAAGGTGGCCGTGAGGCTGTAGAGCGAGGCGGGGCGCGCTTGGACGCTCCACTGCTTGCAGGTCCAGTTGAGGGCCGTAGCCTCGCCGGGGATCGTATAGGTGAAGGTCTCGAAGCCCTTGCGCGCGGTAAGGAAGGCGACGAGGTCGGCCTTTTCGGCGGGCTCAAGCAGTTCCCAATTCAGGGTTGCCACCTGGCGCAGATGGTTCATGCCGGCGGCCGTGGTCTGGGTGTAGCCGTCGCCGAACTCCACCTCGTTGAGCTTGAGCTCGGGCTCGAACTCGACGCTGGAGGGGCTGAGCGGGGGCGTGAAAGAGGGGAACGGCATTAGCGGCGTTCCCTCGACTGCTTCACGCTGGAATGGCACGGGGTGCAAAGCGCCTGCCAATTCGACTTCAGCCAAAAGAGGCGCTGGTCGCCCTTGTGGGGCTTCACGTGATCGACCACGATGGCGGGCTTGCCACAGAAGCGGCACGTGGGGTTATGTGTCAGGAACTCGGCGCGGGCTTTCTGCCAGGTCGCATCATACCCACGGGCGCGAGCAGAGGGTCGGCGCTGGTCGAAACGGGCCTTGCGCTCGCGATCGGCCAGGGCCTTGCAGGCGCAACGGGTGCGCGCCGCAACGATCCGGCCACAAGAGCAGATGGAAGGGGGAAGGCTCGGCATTAGGCGGCCGCCTTCATGTCGCTGCGCTTGACGGTCGTGCCGCCAAGAATGGCCATGGCGTTGCGTGCCTGTTGCGCCAGGTTTCCCTTGGGCTTCTCGTCGGCCTGGTCGCCGGATCCGAAGATCGAGCGCAAAAGGGCCATGCGGCCACGTTGGGCGGCGGCGATCTCGGCCGGGTGAGCGATCCATGCCTGGTCGGGTGTCCAGCCAAGGTTGCCGGTGGCGAACTCGAAGAGCTCGACGAAGAACTGCTCATAGGTCACGAGCACGTCGGGCTTGGGCTTTTCGGCCTCGGCCTTGGGCTTGCCACGGCGCTCGTCGGCGCCGGTCAAGTCGGCCAGGAAAGCCATGAGAGGGGCGCGCAAATGGTCGAGCCGTTGCGCGCCCTCTTGTTCGATCTCGCGCAAGAGCGCGGGAACGTGGGTTAGCCGATCGGACCCTTCGCGGATCACATCGGCCATGGTGGACAAGCTGCCCTCGGCCACGCCACGGAACACGGTCGGAAGGCCGAGCCGTGCCAGGCGGAGCGCGCAACGGAGTGTCGGGCGAAGCAGGACTGCCTCGCCTTCCACTTCCACCACGTGAGGGCTGCTTGCCAGGGCCATGATTAGGCCGACGCCTCGACGATCACGGGCTGAGCATCGATCGCGACGGAGAACACGGTCGAGACAAAGTCGTTGGCGCCGGCCATTTCGTTCTTGGCCGATGCCACAACGCCGGCCAGATAGTAGATCGTCGGATCACCACCTTCGGGTGCATCGTTCCCGACGATTTTCAGGGCATAGACCGAGCTGGTCTTTTCGGCGGCACGAAGCGCCACCTGGCCAGCATCGGCCGGGTCACGGCCGACGGTGAGCTCAAGCGTTCCCGCATCGCGGGTGCCTTTGCGCTTACGCACGCGGGCGCCGTCGATCGTCTGGAGCGTGGCGATCTCGGCTTCGTCGCCGAACGCGCCAATGGCGGTCACGCCTTTGACTTCTGTCCAGGTGCGCGAGACGTTTTCGAATTCAGCGAGAACCGGGCTGGAAATCACGCCGGACACGTAAACTTTTGCTCCAGCGACGAGAGAGAGGGCTGCATCAGCCATGGGGATAACCTTTCAGAAAACAGGGGGAGGAAGGCCGGCGGGTGAGCGCCGGCCTTGTTGATTAGGACGCTGCCGTCGTCAGCTTGGTGAGGGCTTCGCCGAGCACCACGCGGCCACCAACACGGCGACGGGCATGGAGCTTGATCAGGCCGGTCGAGGCGCCGGTGAACTCGTCGCGCAGCGTCGTGAACGCCACGTGATCGACGATCACATAGCCAGCGGCGAAGTCGCCGAAGACGATCGGGGTCGTGCCAGCGGCGGCGTTGGGCATGTCAACCGCTTCGAGAACCGGGCGGCCCATGAGCGTGGCCGGCTGGCCAGCGGCAATCGAGGGCTGCCAGATATAGCTGCCATCGGTGTCCTTGAGCTTCCGAACCTTGGCCATGGTGGCGCGGTTCATCAGCCAGGAGCCGTTCGCCGAGTAGGCCGACTTGACGCTGTAAAACAGGTCGATCAGCTCGTCGGCCGTCAGGTTCACGTCGTCAGCGGCGACGAGCTGGCCGACTTCCGTCGACGTAAGCACGCCTTCAGCCGCCGTCGTGCCGTTGCCGTTCACGAACGCCGTGGACTCCTTCTTGCCGAAGCGGCGGGCGATGTGGTCGCCGAGATAGGCTTCGAGGTTGATGTGCGCGTCTTCGAGCAGGACGCGCGTCACGGGGACGATCACGGCCATTTCGAAGGGCTTGAGGTCGATCTGCTCGAAGCTCGGCTCGTCTTCGGCGCGGGTGCCGGTTTCGGTGACGGAAGCGGGCTCAACCTCGTCGACGAGACGGGGCAGAGAGATCATGGGGCCGGAGATCGTGATCGAGCTGGCGATCTGGCGAACCGGAGAGAACTCCAGGGCCTTTTCGAGAACCGTCTTCGAGAACTCTTGGGGGGCGAGCACGCCGCCAGTCGAGGGAGCGCCGAAAGCCAGGGCCTTCTGCTCCACCACGCCGGTGCGCAGATAGTTCACGAAGCTCTTGCGCTCTTCGGTCTGGTCGCCGGACTCGATCGACGCGGCGCCGGTGGCGGGACGGTTGAGCGCCTTCTCGATCGTGTCGAGGCGCTGGCCGAGCTTGTTCTGGTCGGCGGCCTTCTGCTCGATCTCGGCGAGCTTGGCGTTGACGTTGGCCGTCAGGTCGGCGAGCGCCTTGGTGACGATTTGCTCGGGGGCGTCGTCGTCGGCGCTCTTCAGCTCAATGGCGCTCGTGTCGCCGCTCAGCTCAAGAGCGCCCCGAAGCATCGCCTCGGGGTTGGTGTGCATCATGGGGAAGTTCCTTCTTTCAGGTGCGCCGCAGCGCGGTTGATGAGGTCAGCAATTCGGAGCGCCTCGGTTGCCGATTTTGCGGACGTGATCCGCGCCTTCGGGTTCATGGGGATCGAGACGAGGCTCGCCTCGATCAATTCGAGCTGAGAGATCGAGCGGCCGCCTTTGCGGGGCGCCGCCTTCTTGGTGATGAAGCCAATGCTCACGCCGCGCACGGCGCCCGACTTCACCAGGGCCGCGACTTCACGGGCGCGGGGCAGATCCTCGACGAGTAGGCGGCCTTTCAGGAACAGGCCGTCGGGGCGTTCCTCGGCCTCGGTCCAGGCGCCGACAGGGTCGTTGTGGTCGTGGCCGAAGAGCATGGGCAACGGCAAGGGAATGGACGCAAAGGCGCCCTTCTCGATCATGTCGCCGATGCGATCGACCGTGCCGAAGGGCCAGGCCATGGCCTCGATCTCGCCGGATGCTTGGGCCGTGATGGCGGCCTTGAGGGTGATTAGGTCGTTCACGCCGCGGTTTCCTTCTGCTTGGCGGGCTTCTTCTCGTCGGCGCCGAACCAGGCGACGGACAGCACGCCAAGGGCGGCGGGGAGGATCTCGGCAATCGGGCGCGTGGCGACGTAGGTGGCGACGAGCTGAGACGCCTTTTCGGGGGCCATGCCGCCGCCGATCAGGCCAAGGCGGATCGACTGCTCAAGGTCGGAAAAGGTGAACTCGCCCTTGGCCACGCGGCGGAAGATCGCGGCAATACCCGTGCCAAGCAGGCGCTCCAGCTCAAGGATCATGGGCGGGGTGAGGCGAAGCGGGTGCTCGGCGTCACCGACAAAAGCTTTGAAGGTCATGGGGCGTCCTTTGCGGGCGCCGGGGCCGGGGCCGTGCTGGTCGTGTGGGGGTTCACGAGGCGGTCCCCTTCAGGATGGGGAGCCAGGTTAAGAACGGCCCTGGCCTCGTTGCTTGTCATGACGCGTGCCTGGATCAGCGTGCTAAGCTGGTTTGTCCGGCCAGCGGTGTCGGTGGCCACCAGACCATCGGCGACAAATTCGCAGAAATGGCTGGCGCGCTCTTCGGGAGAGATCAGCGCACGGGTGAGCGCCTTCGACCAGGCGGTGAGCCAAGGGCCGAGCGTGAAGGTTTTGAAGGCAAGGGCGAGCTGCTCGGTGTTCGCATAGCTGGAATTTTCAAGCGCCTGGAGCATGGTCGGCGGCACGTTGAAGGCGCGTGCGATCTCGACCACCTGGTGCCGGCGCATGGCCGCGAACTCGGTGTCGACCGACGAGAAGGTGAACTGGTCGAACTTGGCGCCGTCTTCGAGGATGGCGGTTGCGCCGCTGTTCTCGCCGCCATGGGCTGCGGACCAGGCGGCCTTGAGACGGGCGAGGCCGGTGTCGCCGACTTTGCCGGGAACGGTGATGGCGCCGGATGGGCGGCCGCCCTTGGCGAAGATACGGGCTGCGCAGCGCTCAAGAACGATCGCCAACGCAATCGCTTCGCGGCCGTGCTTGATGGGCGACACGCCGCCGGGAACGGTGATCTTGAGGATCTCGTCTCGGGCAAAGGTGCGCTTGCCGGTGTCGGTCTGGAGCTCGAAGAAAGAGGCGCCGCGCGCGTCCTGCTTGATCGTCATGCGGCTGGGATCCAAGCGGATCAGCTCCAGCACGCGGCCTTCAAAATTGCGGGAAATGAACGCGAAGCCGTGGTCGTGAAGCAAGGCGTCGATCGTCAGAAGCTCGCGGAACTCTTGGGCGCTGAGCTCGTCGCTGGCGTCGTCATGGGCCAGGGCGAAAGCGGGGTGATCGCGATCGACTTCCTTGCCCTCGCCTTGAGGGGCGCGGCGGTAAACCTTGACGGGGAGCGAGCCGATCATGCTGGCGATCAGCACGACGGCGTTGCGCACGGCCGGAACAGTCATGGCCGTGGCGGGCGAAATAAAGGGGCCGGAAACGGTCGGCGTTGCCGCGAATAGTTCGAAGATCGATGGATCAGAAAGGGAGATCGACTTTTCCTCGATCTCCCTTCCGAACCAACCTTTCATTGAACGCAAGAAACCAGGACGCAACACATCAATTCCCAACTGAACGAGACTATTTTCTCATGTTCAGATGTAGGAAGATAGTCCTATATTTTGTTGCGCGTCGGGATTGTTTTCTTGACTGAAAACGGCAACTATGATCTCGGTGCTTGAGGGTAAAGTTGCGCCAGCTCAAGGCCGGGATAGGCAACCGCGGCCACCATGGCGACACGCTGTTGCAAGGTGCCTTCGGGAACGCGGCCATAAAGCGCCGTGGTCGTGAAGGCGGTATGGCCGACGAGGAAGCGAAACTGCTCGTCGAGGAAACCGGCCTCGCGTAGCGCGTCCATGAAGCCGTGCCGGAAGCTGTAGAGCGATAGGCCCCTGCCCTCTTTCAAGCCGAGCGTCGTGAGGTAGCGGTTGAAGTCGCGCGAGAAGTCGGCAACCCATTGGCCGCGCGTGTTCTGCGTGGCCTTGGGGAAGAGGCGCTTCTCGCCGGTGGCGGCGATCTCGGCGCGATAGGCCAGGAAGCCGAGCTTCGCGAGCTCGGGATGGATCGGCACGACGCGGACGCTGCCCTTCGTCTTCACGCCTTTGGAGTGCTTGCCGGCCTCGTCGATCGTGGTGATATGCATGATCCAGTGGCCGTGCTGCTCGCGCACGTCGTTGACGCGAAGTTGGGCGATCTCGTTGGGCCTGGCGCCAGAGAAGAGCATCACAAGTGGAATCCAGAACTTGTGGTCGCGGATCGTCACGTTGCCAGGCTTGCGCCATTCCTCGTCACTGAGGGCGCCGGTGAAGGGCGGTGCGTCGAACAAGGTGGCGAGCTCGTCGGCGGTGAAGGGGCGCGCTTCGCTCGCCGTTTTGTCGAGCGCTTGGAACAGGCCGTCGCATGGGTTCGCGTCGAGGATCAGCCGGCCGCGCAACCAATCGCAGAAGGATGACAGGCCCGACAAGTATCGGTTGACGGTGCGCGCGCCGATGCGGGGCTTGCCGAGCGCTTCGTTCTTGGCGGCGATCTCTTGCATCGTGAGGCCCTTGAAGGCGGCGATTTCGGCGGCCTTCACGGGATAGAGCAGCAAGAGGTCTTTCCACGCGGCGACGTGGCGCCGCGTGATCTTGGACGCCGGGATATTGCCAACTGTTTCGGCAAAGAGCGCCACGTCGCGGCGGGCCTGCTTGAGCGTGTCGGCCGAAACGCCCTTTTGGTTTTCGCGCGCGTAGCGGTCGAAAAGATCGAGGATGCCCTCGCCTTTCGGTGCTACTTCCGGCTCGGGTTCGGCGTTCACGATGACGGGGTGCGAGAGCTGGCCGGCGAACTCGCCCTCGTCGCGCTCCACCACGCGCGCCAGAGCCTCATACTCGGCCACGGCGAGCGCCTTGGCCTGTTCACGCCATTGCGGTGTTCCGAACTCGGCAATGTTGAAGCCGGCGCGTGCGAAGCGCTTGAGGGCGGGCTCGACGGCGTCTTCGAGGCCCTGGTCGTCGAGCTTGCCGGCGATGGCGTCGCGAAGCTGGGCCACGCGAAGATCGTCAAAACCGATCGACGCATAGGCCGGAACGGCGTTGCGCACGGCCGTGTCGGCTTTGAGCCGCGCCTCATAGTCGCGCCTGGCGAGCTGGCCGGCGGTGAGCTCTTTGAGCTGGGCTTTGGGTTGGACGCCGCCGGCGCGCGTCTTTTGGAAGAGCTCGTGCCAGGCTTTAACAACGTCGAGGACGCGAAACTGGGCCTCGCCGCGATCTTTGGTGCGGAGGCTTTGCTCGACCGTCTTTCGGCCAAGGGCGGCTTGAAGGTCGTGGGGAACGGCGAGTTGCGCGTGATAGGTGCTGCCGCGGCGCTTCAAATATGCCAT